TATGACTCCTTTCCCACGGCTCTCCGTCTCTCTTACGAGCCGCTGCGGTGTCCCCACCGCTTCGCAATATACCTCCGGTATGATACCATACGCCGCCTGCGATTGCAACCCCTTTTCACTGACCTCCGCCGCTCAGCAGCGCATCGAACCGCTGTCTCTGCGCCGGTGTCATCCGCTGGGCATACTTCTCCACCAGCGCCTGCGCCAGATCGCCGTTGCCCTTTTTCAGATAGTTGCGCACCGCCCGCTGCAGGCTCTCCGCCGCCGTGGAGCTGAGGCTTTCACCCCTGCCGCCGTCCTCGCCGCTGTCCACCAGCCGCACACCGGAGGACGACAGCTTCTTCTCCTGCTCCGCTTTGTCCTCGAAGTGGTTCAGCAGCGCCTGATACAGCTTCTGATCCCTGTCCCCTGCGCTCTCATACTCGTCCTGCGCCGCCGCCAGCAGTTTTTCCCACTCCTTGCGGCCGTCCTGCCAGCGCTGGTACTCGTTCTTCTCCTGCTGGGTCAGCAGATCGTACTGTGTCTCCAACGCCTGCCCCTCCTGACGGTACTCCGCCAACGCAGCCTGCCGCAGCTCCGGCACCAGCGCCGCCAGCTCCTGCAAATACCCATTGTACGCCTGCTGCCCCGCCGTCTGGGCATAGCTGGAGCCATACCCGCCGGTCAGCGCCGCCGCCTTGCCCAGCGTGTCCTCCATGGCCGCCGCACCCCGGGCGGCGTACAGCTTCGCGTACCGCTGATAATCCTCGTCCTCCTCCGGATCGTACTCGAACGCCTTGCGTCCGGCGATCTGGTCATACAGCGCCTGCAGCTTCTCGCTGAACCCGGACTCATACCCCTCCGGCTCCAGCGCCGCCACGCTGTCCCTGTACTCTCTGGCCGCCGCCACCTCATCCGAGGGCGTATAGCCCTTCTCCAGCTCCTGCAAGCGGCGCGCCGTGCTGTCCGTTACCTCCGCGCGTGGTCTGGCCGCCTCCGCAGCCGCCGCGTCCAGCGCCGCCTGCTCCTCTGCCGTGGGCGATGCCAGCAGGCTTCCCCACGTCTCGTCACCGGCGATGCCGTCCACCATGCGCAGCCCGTTCTTCTTCTGATAGTCCCGCACGGCGGCTCTTGTTTTCTTGCCAAGGATACCGTCCTCGTCCAGGCTGTACCCTCTCCTGTTCAGCTCGCTCTGCAGCTGCTTCACCGCGCTGCCCTGGGAGCCGTAAGCCACCATCGTATATGTGGATGCCATTTCTCGTCCTCTCCTTCCCCTTCTCAGGATGTGCGCCGCCAGCCGTACACGCCGGCGATGCCCGTCTCCACGCTCTCCCATGTCAGGCCTTCCGCCGTCTCCGGCGGCGCGGCGCTGTCCATCAGCCGCACGCTGCCCACCGGATACGCCAGCGCCTCCACCGTCTCTCCGTTCACCGTCAGCGCTCCCGACACAGCCACATCTCCGTAAAACACCGCCGGCCACGCGCACTCCAGCCGCTCTCCCTCGCTGTATTTACCGAAGGCCGCGCCCTTACCGCCGCTGCGCAGATGCATCGTCACCTGACTGGTGGACGCCGTATACCGCACCGTGCGCACACCGCCCACCGCATCCACCGCGCTCAGCTCCACCTCATAGGACGCGGTGGGGCTCAGTCCGCCGCCCAGCAGCTGCTCCGCCCCGTTCAGCAGCTCCGTATAGCCGCTCCACTGGCCGCCCATAGGCCGCATCCGTGCCCGCACCTGCACACTGTTGTGTCCCTGCACCTCCGAGCAGGACGCCGCGCACCGCACCTTCAGATACGCCCCGTCGTCCTTCTCCGTGCCGTCCGCGCCGCACCGTACCACCCCGGACGCGGTGATGACCGGCGTGTGGTACTCGCACACCGTCACCGGCGTGCCCGATACCGTCGTGGTGCGCCTGCGGCTGTCCGTCACCGTGACCACCGGCGTCAGCATCCCGCTGATGCCCACCACGCCGGTGGTGCCTGACGCGCCGGTGATCTCCTGCCCCGCGAACCGGAACCGGTACTCCTGCACGGATGCGCCGCCCATGGCCGTGGCCTCCGCCGTGTACTGCATCCGGCTCACGCCCTGCAAGCACACGCCCCAGCCCTGCACCGCCGCATTGTCGTTGACCACCGCCGTCTCCAGCGTCACCTCCGGCCGCATAGTCTCCGGCACATAGGCGGTAAACGGCGCGCTGAGGCTTCCCACCAGCGTTCCGCCGCTGTACACCTGCATGGTCACAGTGCCGGTGCCCCAGGTGCTCTCCGGCAGCTGCTGTGCCAGCGCCTCCGGCACCGTCCACTGATACACCACCCGTCCGCTGCTGCTGTTCACCGTTTTCAGATCACCGGCGGCGATACTCCCGCCTGCGCTGCCAAGCGCATAGCGGAACGCGAAGCTATACCCGTACCCCGGCCTTGTCACCGTCAGCGTCCCCGCCTGTCCGATGACCGCGTCACCCGCCGTCAGGGTGAAATCCCCGATGGACTCCACCCGCTCCACCGGCAGTGCATAGCCGTAGCTGTCGTCTCTGGTAGAGCCGGAGCCGCTGTACAGCCGGATGCTCAGCGGTGCGCTGCCCACAGCGCCCGCCGCCGTCACCCAGCCGCTGTCATACTCGATGCTGCCGCTCCACCGGCTGGGGGATGCCTGCTTCAGCGTGTATCCGCTGTCCACACAGTCCCCGTCCACATACACCGTCAGATAGATGGGATACCCGAAGTAGGACGCCCCCGTCAGCGGTGCCACCGTCACATAGATGCGGTACTGCATGTCCCCGCCGGAGCGTCTGCTGTCGTACCCGAAGCTCACGCCGATTTTGGGCGTACCGCCCCACTGGATGCTGTCCAGCGCCGTATAGCTCATTCACTCACCCTCCGATCCATCGGAAGGCCAGTCCGCCCTCCGCTGCTTCCACGCTCCACTGTCCCACGGCGATGGCGCCCAGTACCGTGATGTTGGTGATGTACAGCCGGTTGTTGGACACATAGGCCACCTCCGTGGCGTCCTGCCAGAAGGACAGCCGCGACGCGGTGAACACCGCTCGAAAATTGCTCTGCTCCACCACCCGCTGCCCGTCGATCTCCCGGCAGGTCAGATCCTGACCCACCGCCACGCCGTACACCGGCACCGCCCCGTCATAGTACACGATGCCCGTCCGGATGTACCCCTCCGTGTCCACCTTGTAGTGGGAGAAGGCGGCGTCCACCTTCTCCACATTGGCCTGCAGGTCGGAAAAAAAGCTGTAATACTGGGTCATGGCCTGGGGATTGGCCTCCAGATACGCGCTGAGCTTCGCCACATAGCTGCCGAAGTCCGAGCTCGCCACATACTCCTCCTTCAGCCTCGCCGTCAGCTCCTCCGTGGTCTTTTCCACCTGCTCCGCCGTTTTCAGTATCATGCTCCGCAGCGTGTCGTACTGCTCCTCTGCCGCCCGCGCCGCCTCCTGTGCCTGCTCGCTGTACGCCCCGGCCTGCCGCCGGGCGGACTCCGCGCCCGCCCCGCTGCCCAGCTCCTCCAGCTGCCCCAGCGCCAGATTCAGCTGCTGCGCCATCTGCACCAGATACGAATACTGCTGCGCCGCCTGCTCCTGCACCGTCCCCGCCGGTGCCGCAGGCAGGGGAAGCGTCATCATTCCACGTCACTCCCCTTCTCATACACCGCCGCCGCGCTGTACACCCGGCACCGGCCAAGCCCCATCAACTTCAGCCGCAGGTGTCCGCACCGTCTGGGACGCAGCTGCATCACCGCGCCCCTGGTCTGCTCCGCCGTCCCGGTAACAGTCCCCACCTGTTCCCACGTCTCGCCGTTGTCGTACCGCACGAACGCCTTTACCACGGCGCCCTCCTCCAGCTTCATCCGCAGCTCCAGCCGCGCCAGATACTTGTGCTCCGGCGTATACAGCCCCAGATCGCCGCTTTCGGCGCTCCACACCACGTTCGTCTCCTTTGTGCCCACCTCACCGGCGGTGTCCAGCAGCCGCCCGTCCCTGCACAGCAGCAGCATCACGCCGTCCTGCCGCACAAAGTCCATCACCTCCACGGTGTCCTGCCGGTGCCACAGCTTTCTCTGCGTATCGTACACCAGCAGCTCCGTGGTACCGGCGGCCTCCTTTGCCGCCAGCCAGTAGCGTCCGCTCTCGCCGCCGCCCACGCCGCCGATATACCTCTTGTCGCCCAGCGCCCGGGACACGCACACCGGCATGCTCCCGTCAAAGGCGTACACCCCGTCATTCCCCAGGTAATACACCACGCCGTCCGACACGGCCACCGTTCTCTCCGCGCCCCGGCGCACACCGCTGCACGGCACCGTCACGATCTGGTGCCCGCCGCCCGCCGCCGGATAGATGCGCTCCATACAGTTCTCCTTGAAGAACACCACGCCGCCCATGCAGGCCGCCGCCCCGGTGAACGCACCGTCCGAGCCTCTGGCCGCCGCATAGCTGTCCGTGCTCAGCCCCGCAAAGCTGTTCCAGTTGCGGAAGTCCCCCAGCGCACAGGCGTACACCTCGTTCACCGCCTGCCCGTCCACGATACCGTACTTGCACCCCCACAGCCGGTTTCCCTGCTCCACCACGAAGTCCATCTCCGGGATGGTGCGCATCACCGTCACCGCCGCCGTCTGGCTGTCCAGCGCCCGGCACATGGCCGGTATCAGCACCCAGTCGTCCGCTGCCGCCTTCAGCACATGCAGTCCGTTCAGCTCCAGCGCACCGCAGCCGGACACCGTCACGCCGTCCCCGGCCTGAAAGCCCTTGCCCAGCCCCGTGGCGGCGATCTTCGTGCACACACCCGTCACCTCCACCCAGCTGCCGCCGTCATAGCGCCGCAGCACCGTCACCCGGCGATCCGTATCCATCCACAGATCCCCCGTGCCCGGCTCCTTGGGCGCGTAGGTACCTGTCACATAGCTGCCCACGCTTTCCCCGTTCTCATAGCACAGCGTGAACGTCACCTCCCCCGTGGAGGTCTGTATGTTCTCCATGCTGCCGTACTCCGTCAGCTTCTGGGTGTTGATGTACTTCTTATCCGGGAAGATCAGCAGATACGCGCCCATGCTCACCAGCTGCTTGTCGCTGTCGCTGAGCACCAGCTCCGTCTTTGCCCCGTTCACATACAGCGCCGTGCCGTCCACCCAGAACAGCCCGTCCTTTTCCACGATGCCGTGGGGCTTCGTCAGCTGCCGCATCACGCCCCGCCGGGGTCTTGTCTCCAGCGCCGGATACCCGCCGCTCCACATATTCTCCATGTTCTCCGCGCAGCCCGCGCCGTGTCCCACCCGGCGATCCAGTCCGCCGAACTGCTCCACGGCGGCTCTCTGCTGCGCCTGCGCCCTCAGCTTGGGAAAATACATCCTCCCCGCCTCCCTTCAGCACAGCCGCAGCACCGGGCACGCCGGCGGTGTCTCCGTTCTGGCGCAGTAGTCCCGGTAGGTGAGAAAGGCGTTGTTCCACAGGCTCCCGGCGCTGTTGTACCGCGCCGTCTCCCCGTTGGCATAGTGGATCTGTGCCTCCACATAGTGCCGGTACATCTCGTCGTAGGGTACCGGTGCCGTCAGCACCGTCGTCTCCGTCATGTCGGGCAGCTCCCCTGTCTGATGCCCGATCTCCCGCAGCACAAAGCCCTCCGCCTGCGCCAGCCACCGCAGCTTCTCCCCACGCTCATACCCGTTGGGTGCCAGCGCGTCCACTCGATCCAGCACCTGCTTTGCCGTCACCTTCGCCATAGCCGCCACCTCAGGAAGCGCGCTCGTCCACGTAGCGCCGTGCCTCCTCCGCCATCATGCGGGCGTTCTCCAGCACCTCCGCCACGCACTCCGGCACGCGCACCTCCACGCCGCGCATGATCTTCCAGCTGCGCCCGTTCACCGACACGATGACAAAGTTCTCCTCCTGCTTTCTGCCTCGCGGCAGCATGACCGTCACCATTTTCTCCTTCATCTCGCCCTTCTCCTTTCCTCATATAAAACATCTTCCCTGCGTCCCGCTCCGCACGACCTCCGAGCCCTGTAGGGCGGGGCCCATGTGCCCCGCCGGGATCAATGCGTATCACGCGGCGGGACACATGGGTCCCGCCCTACAACGGGTTTCCTGTCCGCACGCCCCCCTTGTGATTCCGTAGGGGGCGATGCCCACATCGCCCCGCACGTCCCGCCCTCGTAGGGGACGGCGTCCCCGACGTCCCTACAGCGCGAAGCGCTGTCATTCCGAGCCAGTGCGGACACTGGCGTGGGAATCCGCATCTCCCGCCCGCAGGGGCGGACAACTCGCCCGCCCCTGCTTCACGCTCCGTCAGTTGGCCTTGTCCTCGTCGGAATAGCTGCTGCCGCACTCCACGCGCACCATGTACTCATCGTACAGGATGGCCGCGGCGTGGATGCCCTTCCAGCCCACGCTGGAGCGCTGATCCAGCGGGTCGGCGGTGCCGGAGCTGCCGCGGGGCTTCACGATGACCTCCGTGCCCTCGCTGAGATCCACCACGCCGTAAGCGCCCTTGCCGATGAACAGGCAGCCATACACGGCGCAGCCGTTCTTACCGCCCTCGCCGGGATAGATGGCGTCGCCCTCCGCCGCTGTCACCTCGGTGTCCAGCACCAGCTTGGCGGTGGTGTTGCTGATGACCTTGCAGCGGCTGCCGCCGATCATCACATAGCGGCCTGCCAGCGCATTGGCTGCCACGGTGCCGCCCTGGAAGCCCACCTCCGCGGTGCTGACCGCGTTGCCCTTCACCTTCAGGCTGCGGACGTCGCCGGCCAGATTCTCACCGCGGTAGATCTTGGCCTCCGTGGTCTCCACAAAGCGCACACCGTGCAGCTCGCCGATCTCGCCGGAGAACAGCTCCGTGGCGGCAGCGTACTGATGGGCGGCGATCCATGCCTCGTCCTGGCGCAGGTCGAAGGCCACACTGGGGTGGATGATGCACACATACTTGCCGTCAAAGGTGGGCGCGTTCATCTTCTTCAGCTGGGTCGCGGCCTTGGCCACCAGCTCACTGGTCATGCGGCAGTCCTTGTCCAGTGCCGTGCGGCTGGTGATCTCCGTCTTGGCACCGTTGGCGCCCAGCTTGGGCGCATAGATCACCTGCTTGCCCTGCTGGATCTCGTTTCTGGTCACGGTGTCCAGGGTCAGGCCCATGTTGCTGCCGTGACGGTCGGTGATCTCCAGCACCACGTCGTCGATGGCCGTCAGATCCAGCATGTCGGACACGGTGGTGTAGTCGCCGTACTGCGCCAGCTCCTTGGTGATGTAGCTGACGGAGATGCCGCTGCCATCGGGGGTCACGCCCTCGGTCAGGGGCTTGAGCGCCTTGTCAAAGGCGCCGAACTTACGCCACTCCACCGTCTTGCCGCCGCCGGCAGGCAAACCCTTGGTGGCCGCGAACTGGTTGTGTACCAGCTGCGGCTTGGCGTTCTCCAGCAGCTCCATGCCGTAATAGGTCTTCATTTCCGCGCTCAGGCCGCCCGTGGTCTGGGTATTGGCCTCCGCAAACATCTGCAAATTCATCTTCATATTCCTTTCTCCCTTCCTTTTTTCACTGTGTTGTTGTTTCTTGTCCGCCCCGCATGACCGCTGCGCCCCTGACGTCCTCCACGTCCGCAAGTGCGGAACCCCCTTTTTTGCCTCCGGCGGGTGACTTTTGTCAGCAGCGACAAAAGTCACCAAAAACGCCGCTTGAAACTGCGTTTCAAGACTTCCTCACGCGCGTCGGCTATGATTTCGCGCTGACCTGTCCCACGCGCAACCGGTTTTCCGGTTTTTCCCGGTTCAAAGGATTGTGCCTCCACAGCTTTCCGCGATGCGCTGTCGCGCGACGCTGCCCCCTGCCGCGGTGGGTGCCTTGGTACTCTACCGCGCGGGTACCGGCAGATATTCCATCACGACGGGCGACTCTGTCCGCCCCACATGACCACCGTGCCCCGTAGGGCGGGGCCCATGTGCCCCGCCACACGCTGGCGTGGGAATCCGCCCTAAAAAGGAAAACGGATTGCCGCGTCGCTTCGCTCCTCGCAATGACAAGGCGTGTAGGGGACGGCGTCCCCGACGTCCCGCCGTAGGGGCGGACGCCTCTGTCCGCCCCGCGTGACCGCTGCACCCCGTATACGTCAAGGCGGGTTGACGCAGGCAGGGCGTAAAATATCCCGCCGGAGCCTCAGAAGCGGATCTTCTCCCCGCCCTGTACCCTCTTCCGTATCTCCGCCAGCTCCTTGCCGCTTAACCCCTTGGGATCCCACCGGCTGACGCTGCGGCGGCGTCCGCCGTTCTCCGCCACACGGCTGCCGCCGCTGGCGATGGCCTGGGTCATCTGCTGCCGCGCACGCTCCACGGCGAACTCCATGGCGCGGCGCAGCTGCTCGTCCTGCTCCCGCTGCCGCAGCAGCTCTGTCCGCACCGCCTCCTGCCGCAGGCGCTCATTCTCCTGCCGAAGGCCGCGCAGCCGTCCATCCAGAATTTTCCGGACGCGGGCGTCAAATTCCCCCTTGTACCTTCCGCGGATCAGCGTCTCAAAATCCTCCCCGGCGTCGGGAGCCGTCGTATCGCCCGTCTGCTCCTCCGCCGCAGTCTCCTGCGCCGTCTTTTCCAGCTCGTCCATCCGAACTCTCCTTTCCGTGGTAGGTCACGACCCTATTTCCACACTCTCCGGATATTGCCCGGCCAGCATCTCCAGCCCGCACCGCACCAGTGCGAACTCCCGTGCACAGTCCCCTGCGCCCGCGATGTCCGCATACCCCTCTCTGATGTCCCCCCGTGCCAGCTGTCCCTTCTCCTGCAATACCCCGGCCAGTGCGTACACCAGCGCGGACACTGCCGCGCATACGATGTCCTGTCCCGGCTGCCCATGCCCGGCATGCCCCCGCACCGTCAGGTGCGTGCCGCCGCACACCGCCCGTATCATCGGGGGCGCACCGCCTGCCGCGTGGCCTGCCTCTGGCGCTCCACCGCACCGTTGACGCGTCTGTCCGTCTTACCGCCGCCGCTGTCCCGCTGCCGCAGCTCCCGCTCCAGCGTCTCGCTGAGATGCGTCCCCTGCGCCTTGTCCAGCAGCGCCACCGCCTGCCGCAGCGATGCCGTCAGCCACTCCTTCTGCTCCGTCTCCTTCTGTCCCTGCCGGATAACCTCCGTCAGCGTCTCCTTGTTGCGGAACTGCATCAGCTCCAGGCACCGCAGCGCCTGCTCTGCCATATCGCTGCGGAAGAATCCCATCTGGAACAGCTGCAAAGCCAGCTGGTTGTACTCCATGGTCTGATACGGCGTCTCGTCCTGCGCCGTCACCTCCAGATCGAACTCCGGCACCCGATAGCCGCCGGTCAGCAGCGGACGGGGCTGCAGGCCCCTGTTGTCGAACATGGCGAACTGCCCGCCGTTCTTCCCCAGCAGGCGGAACTGCCGGGGCATGTCGTAAAACTGCCGTACCAGCTCGATGCACAGCGTCAGCACCTGGGAAAACGCCTCGTACCCGTCGTCGATCATGTTGCGTGACAGCTTTCCGCCCGCCTCCTGCAGGGCGGCGATGGCCGTGGCCGCCGTGACGCCGCCGGCGGTGCCGCCGCTCATCACATCCCGGTTGCCCGCCGTCTCCTTCATCTCCGCGATCTTGTTCTGCAAAACCGCCACATACACGCTGTCCAGCGAAGGCACCCGAATGGGCGCGATGGAATCCGCCCCCAGATTCCCGTTGGTGTGTACGAAGGGTCTTGTCCAGTCCGCGTACTCGTTCTCGTTCACCGCCCCGTCGGAGCGGATGAAGAACCGGGGCGTAGCCGCCGCCAGCGTGTTTTTCAGGATGGCCTGGTTCATCAGGTCGATTTGCTTCTGCGCCGACTTGCACAGATCCACATACCCGTACCCGCCGGGCGTCCCCTCCTCCGGGAACAGCACGTCGAACACGAACGGGTACTTCCCGTGGTCGTACCAGCCGCGTTCCGCCATCTCCGGGTCGTTCTCCGTGGCGTACAGCACCTCCTCCCCCACGAACTTGCAGTACTGCAGCACCTGCCGCCCCTCCTGCTCCGTGTGATAGTACCAGTCCACCACCAGCGACTGCTCCGACGTGTCCACCTTGTCGTCATACAGATACCGGCTCACCTGTACGCCGCTGCGCCCCAGCTTTCCCTCCAGCTGCGGATATTCCCGCTCCAGCCGCCGGTTGGGCACCAGCTCCGTGCAGAAGAAGCTCTCCGACTCCTGTATGTCCTGCACCCCCGGCTCCCAGAACAGATTCAGCACGTCCATGCTGCGGATGCTCACGTCTCCCAGCCCGTGCAGCTTATCCCCGTCCCAGAATACGCCGTACACGGCGCATCCGGACTTCAGCTTGTTCCACCACGCCTGGGAATACGCCTTCTTGAACCGGTTGTTCTTCAGGATCACCGGCAGTATCCGGCTCAACTCCTCCGCCTCCCGGCGGTCGTTAGGCTCTCTGGGCAGCACCGTCGGCTCCGGATAGCAGTCCATGGCGTCCGCGTGCTTGCTGAGGATGCAGTTCACCAGCCACCCGCTGGCCGGCCTGATATCCTCCCTCCGGCCGCCCTCGCCGGCCTTGTCCATCTGCTCCCAGTGCCGCAGCTTCCAGAACTGCTCATTGTCGATGATGCGCCGGTCCAGATTCTGCTTTCCCAGCCGATAGCGCCGCAGCACCTCTGCCGCCGCCCTCACCTCCGCCGCGCCGATCTTCCCCGGTGCGCCCGTCTCCTTCTCTGCTGTCCGAGCCGTCTCACGCTCCATGCCAGCACCTCCCTTTCCTGTGTTCTGACCCTACCCTCTCCCCGTCCGGGAGTTGCCCATTTGTGTGCAACTCCCCTCATTTTTTCAAAAAATTTTTTTCGCCATGTTCAGCGGGTCGTCCCCGATCTGCCTCACCTCCGCCGTCCGCGGCGCGATAGGCCGCATCATGCAGAAATACCGGCTCTCGTCCGCCACATGATCCTCCTGACTGGTGTCCACGTCCTCCGGCGCCGTGCCGCTGTACAGCAGCCCCGGCACCGTCCGGATAAACGCCCGGCAGTTCTCGAACACATACAGCATGGGATATCCCTCCCCGTCGAAGGCCATCCGGTAGTGCATCTGCATCCACCCCGGTATCCGCTGGTTGTCCCCCTTCACGAAGTAAATGCGGTGCCGCAGCGCCGTCTCGTAGATGCTCTCGCCCCGGCTGGCGTCCCAGATTGCCGGGTCGGCCACGCCGTGTATGGTGCGTCCCCGCAAGTCGGGATGCTCCTCCTCGATGCGCCGTATCTCCGCGAACTGCTTCTCCGGCGTCCACAGCACGCCCTCGTCCGGCGTCCCCGTGCAGCCGTACAGCTCCGCGATCCGGTACACGCATCCGTCGTGATCCACCGCCCACCAGCCGCAGGAGAAGGGCTTGGCGTACCCGAAGTCGTAGCTTCTGTACACGTTCCACTCCCTCGGTATGCGGAACGGCCTGATCACATGGCTGTACCGCCTGTCCTCATAGTGCGCCGGGTCGTCCGTAAACTCCTGAAACACCTGCCCCGCCAGCACGTCCCACTTGCCCTCCAGCCACGCCGCGCGCAGCTTGGGCGGCAGCGCCTCCAGCTGCTTCACATACTCCGGCTGCCGCGCCAGCAGCACCCGGTTGTCCGTTACCCGCGCCGGTATAAAGACGTAGTCCTCTCCGTTCTCCCCCGGCTCATACCGCCTGTCGATAAACAGCCGCTTGATGTACCCGTGTCCCGGCCCACCCGGATTGCAGGTGTAGTAGATCCGCTTGGGAAAGCCGTTCACCCCTCGCACGCACGCCGCCAGCTGCCGCATCCACCGCTCCTGTAATTGGGTGGCCTCATCGAAAAAGATCACGTCGTACTCCGCGCCCTGATACCGCTCCGCGTCCCTGTCGCTGCCGCAGTACCCGAACTGTAAGCTGCTGCCGTTGGCGAACACGAACCGTCTCTCTCCGGCGCGGTACGCCGCCGCCCCCGCCAGCTCCCGCCGCAGGAACGTCAGATGGTTGGCCTCGATCTCCGGCAGCGTCCGCCGCACCAGCAGCAGCCGTATGCCCGGATACCGCAGCGCCAGCAGCTTGGCCTTGCACCGCACCGCCCAGCTCTTTCCGCCGCCCCGCGCCCCGCCGAAGGCGATATACTTCTTCTCGCACCGCAGAAATTCCTTCTGCCTCTCATTGGGTGTCCCGATATAGATCTCCATTCTCTCCCCCTTTTCTCTCCAAAGCCGCACTTACCCGTACCCCTCCGCAGGGCACGCCGCCCTCGACGTCCCGTCCGCAGGGCACGCCGCCCTCGATGTCCCGCCCGTAGGGGACGGCGTCCTCGACGTCCCGTCCGTAGGGCACGCCGCCCTCGACGTCCCGCCCCGTAGGGGACGGCGTCCTCGATGTCCCGTCCGTAGGGGACGGCGTCCTCGACGTCCCGTTTGTAGGGGACGGCGTCCCCGACGTCCCGTTCGTAGGGGCGGACGACTCTGTCCGCCCTCGCCCCCTATCTGCTCCATTCCTCCGCGTCGCCCAGCACCACCTGCACCGTCTCCGCCGCTGCCGGCTCCTCCTCCCGCAGCGTCTTTTCCAGCCCCGTCAGCGTCTGCAATACCCCCGCCATCTCCTTCAGCTCCTTGATGCTCACCTCGCCGTCCTCCACCTGCGCGGCTGCCTGCCGCGCGGCGGTCATCAGCGCCTTCGCCACCTGCCGCAGGTATCGCCTGTCATCGATGCTCTGATCTCTTCCCCGCGTTCTTCTCCCCTTCCAGCATTCCTTCTGTGCATGCGTCCAGATGCTCTGTATCGACACGCCGTATTCCTCCGCCAGCTGCCGGTATGTGCAGTCCTCTGTCTCATATCTCGCCCGCACTTCCTCCCACGGGGTACACCTTTTAGCCAT